AAGCATATCATGCTGGTGATGTACCCGGTGAAGTAAAAAAACTTGAAGGTATTGCTGCTAATTTGGGTAAACAAGTTCAATCATTAAATACAAGATTAACTAAATCTGGTCAACAACCTATTGATATTAAAAATATAATAAAAGCAATATCACAACAAATTACAGGTAAGGGTGCTGGTGTTGCTGGTTTAAATCCAGTTGCTGAAAGTCTTGATGACCCAGCAAAAATTGAAACACAACCTATTGAAGAAATAAAAGTACCTGAACCAAAATCGGGTCAAAAACTTAGTGCAACTGCACCTATAAAACAAATAAAAGAAGAAGAAGAACCGGAAGTTGAGGATGATACTACTGAAGAAAAACCAGAAATTGAAGTTGATGATACTACTGAAGAAAAACCAGAAATTAATATAGCCCCTGCTGGAGAAACTCTAGGTGGTGGCGTTGTTAAACCTGAAGGTGCTGGTATTGAAATTAGAATAGAACCTGATAAAAGTATTGATATTTCAATGAATGAATCAGAAAGAAAACTTAGAAAATATATTCGTAATAGACTTGAAGAACATGCTGGTACTAGAAAACCTATTTTAAGTGAAAGTAAAAAATCTTTAACATTAAAAAAACTTGATTCAATAATTGATAAACAATTCAAATTATCTGAATCTGTTGTATTAAAAAAAAAAGATAATGTAAACGAAATTTTTGGGTTTGGGATTAAAGAAAAATTTGCAAAACTTGACCCAAATGATACTGCGGGTGTCGAAGCATTATTTGCTGCAGCATTTAGAAATATATTGATTAATCCTAGTATGGGTGCAATTGGTAGAGCATCAAAAACAACCCCAATTAATAAGAAATATGATATATTAAAACAATATGTTGATAATGGCGGTGGTACATTAAGACTTGCTGATAGTAAAACTGTAAAATATGCACCGCAATCAGTAAAAAATGCTGCAACAAAAAATGATTATTCTGCTTCTGGCGGAAATGTAGCAGGAACAGTATAAAACATATAAATTAATTAATTATTAAAAACCCGAATATTTTCGGGTTTTTTTGTAACATTTTTATATCTTTATCGTATATATTGTTTAACTAAATTATATTATTATGATAGACAGAACATTTTTAAAATATAAATTTTTTAGAACACATATCGGTGGTGGTTCAAAGAAACATGAAATTGAAATATTTGAAAAAGTTCAAGGTAGTAATGATGATAATTCTGATTGTGATTGGTTTGAATATCGAAAAATATTTATTCAATATTTTGATGATTTGCTTAACGTTATTTTTAGCTGGAAAGTATTGTTGAAAAATTTGAGTTATATATTTGCCATTCTTTCAATATTTTTACTGTTTAAAAGTTTATTAATATTTATAATCATTTTTTCAATATCATTTATATTTCAAATTCTATATTTATTTTTAAAAAATAAAATAAGAAAAAGATTGAGGGAATATAATATGTGTTTAACAATAATATTATATACAATAAAAGAACAAACAGGTTTCGAATTCGATAAAAATTAAAACCACGCCAGTGGCTTTTTTTATTGAAAGTATTTATAATAAAATTACATTATGGACTACGAAGATAATAAATTAAAATTAATTTTTATTTTAAAAATTGGTTATAATGCAAAAGGAGATGGTTTATATGAATTTATATTTTCGTTAGACCCTACAAATATTGATGTAGAAGGTTGGTTATGGGATATAAGTCCAGCTTGCGATAATGCAATGCCTCCGACTGAAAATTATTTTAATGCAATTTTTAATCTAAAAACTAGTTCATTCGATTTATTTTGTTTACATGAAGCGGTGGATAGAGAATATATGCATGGTTATCATACAATACATGCTTTAGCATATGAAACTGAAAAACAATCAGATGAAAATGGTAATTCTGGTGATTATGAAAAAATGTTTGAAAAAAATGAGGAGGAATTTCCATTATTAGTGTTTCATTATGGTATGACATTAACTAAAATCAAAGATTTACTTAGTGCTAGAAAAATTATTTTAAAAAATAATGAATTTGTTGAGACATCTTCAATAAAATTATAGTATTTAATGAATAATAAATGTGTAGCTTAATAGAAGAAATACAATATCAATCTATGATGCTAATTCGATGGATACGAGAACAAAAATTGTATTTATTTGGTGTTAGTAGAGCATTTTATTGCCAACGAGAAATTGAAGGACAAAGTAAATGCACTCATCAATGCGACCACTGTAAAGAATATTACAAACCTTTGGAACAATAAAAAAATTAAGTTAAAGAATGAATAATATATAAAATTGTATCTTTACTAACGCCATATTCTTTTGCTAACATATTAGCAGTATATTGTTTAGGAATATATTTTTGTTTTATCTCGTTTCTTTGTATTGGTGTTGTTTTATACTTTCCATAAAATTTATTTTTTAATTTATCACTAATTTTCTTTTTTGATTCGACAGTATGCCTATATCCAATACGATTTTTATTACCTAAATTTATAACTCTCATTTTTTGACAAAATTCTTTAGGCATTTTTTTATTCTTATTCCAAGGTATTCTACCTAAACAATTTTTAGCATTTTTACAAATATTAAAATATGTATTGGTCATATCTAAGAAATATTGTTCTCTAACCAACAATTTTTCTTTTGAACATTCTTCAATTAATGTAAAAATTAAATCATTTATACCATATTTATTAAAATGTCGTTGTAGTTTTATTGAATGATGTTTATTTTGTTTTAAATCATATCTGTGTTTATTCCATCGTTGGAAAACATTAATCGTACTTCCAATATATATTCGTTCTGGACGTATTATTGATTGGATTTTATATATACCAATTATTTTCATATGTCTATATAAATACTGTGTTTTGCGGTTTTATAATATCGAGTATTTATTATAAATATTTATAAATGTCTGAAGATATTGACAAATTAAAAGATAAAGAAGAAGAACAATTCCCTGACCATATTCCAGTAGTTCCATTTGATGTTCAAAAGGAAAGAGAAAAAGAAGAACAAAGAAAATTAGCAAAAGAACTTCGAAAAAAATCTAAGAATACTGAACCTATTATTATTACAAAATCTGGTGTAATAAAAAAAGCAAGCGAATTAAATTATACTGAACAAGAAGATGAGATTATTCGTTGCGCATCAAACCCAATCTATTTTATTGAAACATATTTAACAATTTTTGACCAAACTCAAGGTAAAGCTGGTCTTATTGTTCCTTTCAAATTATTTGAATTTCAAAAAGAATTAATTCAATCATATTTGGAAAATCGTTTTGTTGTTGCAAACAAATATAGACAAGCAGGAGTTACAACCACCACGTCAGCATATATAGCATGGTATGTTATGTTTAATCGTAATAGACAAGTTGCAATTGTTGCTGATAAACTTGAAACTGCTCGTGATGAAATAATGAGTGATGTTGTTGATTTTATTGAAAATTGTCCTGTATGGCTTAGACCAAAAACTGGAAGAAATACAGAAAAGAACTTAAAAGATACGCAAAAATTAAAGTACTACGATAATGATTCAAAATTAGGTGCTTTTGCATCAAAGAGTTTACGTGGTATGACACCAACGCTCTTGTTTTGGGATGAAACTGCATGGGCGGAAAAGGGTGATAAATTCTGGACTTCAGCACAACCAACATTACAAACTGGTGGTGCTGCTATTATGGTTAGCACTCCATCTGGGATGGATTCTGTATTTTATAAACATTTTAGTGAAGCAAGAAAAGGAAAAAATAATTTTAAAGCAATTGAATTATGGTGGTTTAATGACCCTCGTTATAATAAAGAATTGGTTTGGCTTAAAAATAAAGGTAAAACCACTGAAATTAAATTAATTGATGAAAATTGGACTAATGAAAAAAGAATTCAATTAATGGATGATGGCTGGGAAGCATCTTCACCTTGGTTTGAAGAACAGATTCGTAACGCAAATGGCGATATGAAACGTATTGCGCAAGAACTTATGTGCAATTTTTTGGGGTCTGGTGATAATTTTATTGCAGAAGAATATTTAAAAAGAATTGAAGAAAATGAAAAACAGCCTCCTATTCGTCAAGAATATATAGATGGTAATATGTGGATTTGGAAAGACCCTGAACCCGGAGAAGATTATATTATGGCATTAGATGCCTCTCCGGGTCATGGGGAAGATAATTCAACACTCAATATGCTTAAAACTATAGAAATTATTGAAGAAAAAATAATAAAAAAAGGTGATAAAATAAAAAAAGTTAAAACAAAAAGACATAAAGTTGAACAAGTTGCTGAGTATTATGGCAAAGTAACACCACAAATGTTATCAGAAATAGCATATCAATATGGTAAAAGATATAATAATGCATATTGTATTGTTGATATTACTGGCGGTTATGGTGTGCAGAGTGTTGAAAAATTATTAGAATTTGGGTATGGCAATGAACATATTCATTATGCGGAAGTAACACATAAACCAAGTAGAGATAGATTACAAGGATATATAAAAAAAGGTCAAAAAATAATGTCTGATGGTAGTATAATAAATGTTGATTTAATTCCCGGATTTTTTATTGGTAATAATCGTGCATCAGTTATTCAGGAAATGCAAAGAGCAATACATTTGGAAGATGTTATCATTAGGTCGATTAGATTATTAGAAGAATTAAAAACATTTGTAACTATTGCAGGAAATAGAGTTGCCGACCATAAACGTACATTTCATGATGACTCAATTATGGGATTAAGTATTGGTTTATATGTGCTCAATTTTGATATGGCTAGATATAAACAAAGTAAAGGAATGACTGAACATATGCTTAATGCTATAATTACTAATAATGATATTAATGAAATGAAGGGAAAAATGGATATTAAGAATAGACCAATGATTTCACCTAATAGCGTATCACCATTAAATCCCTATGGGGCAAATGCATGGTTATTTAATGGTATTAAAGATAAAAAGAAAACATAGAATGTATTTATATTTAAATAACTTTTCAAAAAATCTTAGTATTTATAAAAAAATATAAAAATTTATAAAATGGCTGAACCAGCAAAAAATAAAGGAACTGTATATCAAGAACTCAATAAAATGATGAATCTTGATGGGTTTGGTTTTCAAGATAATCAACCTACAAGTGTAATGCAACAAGCATCCGCACCACCATCAGAAAAATCTAAAATAATTATTAAGGGTAATAGTCCTGAAGAAATTCATAAAAAGGGTTTAGAGTTAGAACAGAAAAGAGAACTTCAAAATAAATTTTTTAGAACAACTGATAGGGGTTTTCAAAAAGCACTTCAATATGAAGCAGCAAGATTACCTGCATACATGGATTATGAAGGGATGGAATATTATCCTATTATCAGCAGTGCGTTAGATTTATTCATGGAAGAAGCAACTACAATTGGTTTCAATGGTAAAATGTTAAATATATATTCCAATAAAGAAAGAATAAAAATGTTGTTAGAGGAATTTTTTTATGATATAGTAAATGTTAATGTTAATTTACCATTCTGGGTAAGAAATACACCAATTAAATATGATAGTATTATCCCATTATTGAGTGGTGAAGAAATCACAATAAAAGAATTATCAGAAAGATTAAAGAAAAACCCAAAGGATGAAATTTGGACTTATTCAATTCAAGATAAAACAAATAAAATAGTTGCTGGTAAAATAGTTTGGTGTGATTTAACTAGAAAAGATAGTGATATATTAAAAATTACTTTCGATGATGGTACATATGTTGAAACAACACCAGACCATGAATATATGCTTAGAAATGGTTCATATTTAAGAGCAGATAAATTAAATGCTGGTTCTAGTTTAATGCCATTTTATACATTAACAAGTAATGAGGCTAATTATATTTCTGGATACGAAAAAGTTTATAATCCAGCATCAAATCATCATGTATTTACCCATAGAATTGTTGCACAAGAATGTGTTATTAATTTAGATGAAGAGAATAGAATAAAAGAAGATTTTGTTACACACCATGTTGATTTTAATAAAAAGAATAATAGTCCTTCAAATTTATTAAGAATGACAAATGCTGAACATGGTAATTATCATGCTAAACTAGGTAATGTGGGAAAAATTATATTACAAAGAGAAGATGTAAGAAAAAATAGAATGTTAGGTATTGATAAATATTTACGTTCAGAAAAAAGAAAAAAAAGATTATCAAAAGAAATGTTAGGAATTTACCCAACTTATTTTGATAAATATAATAACAGTCCATTACATGATGAACATAATATTATTCGTAAGAATAAAATGACAGAATTGTGGTTAGATGAAAATTATCAGAATAAAGTAAAAGATAAGATGCAATTAAAATTAAATGATAATTGTTTAAAACATATAGTTAATATTTTGGGTCGTAGTAAGACATATATTGGATGTGCTAATTTAGGAAAAGAATTAATGAAAGATGCTCAATTCATGCTATTATTTAAATCATCTAATCCTAATATTAGAAAAAATTTAAATAAATCATTAAGTAGTACTACATTATATAAACTTATATTTAGAAAAACGCAAATGAAATATTGTGATTTTGTGTCAAGTATTAATCCTAAGATAATTAATGAAACAAATTTTAAAAGAGCAAATGCTATTTCAAATAAATCTAATATAAAAGCATCATCAATATTAAATCATAAAGTATTATCGATTGAAAAAATTGATGAAAAATGCGATGTTTATTGTATGGAAGTTGTTGGCAAAAACAATGAGCAAGATAGACATAATTTTCCTGTTTGTAGTAAAAATGAAAACGGTGAATATACCAGAAATGGTGTCTTTCTTTCGAATTGTAAATATGGCGATAATTTCGTCCTATTATATGGTGAACGTAAAAAAGGTATTACTCATGTGAAACAATTAGTTAATTACGAAATTGAAAGATTTGAAAGAATTCAAAATGGTAAACCATTGGTTAAATTCAAAGAAAGAATGACTGGTGACGAATTTAATGTTTTTGAAATTGCTCATTTTCGACTTTTAGGTGATGATAAATATTTACCTTATGGAAGTTCTATTTTAAATAAAGTTCGCAGAGTTTTTAGACAACTTGTAATGGCAGAAGATGCCATGCTTACATATCGTATTATTCGTGCTGGTGAAAAGAAAGTATTTAAAATTGATGTTGGAAATATTGATGAGGATGATATTGAAGAATATATTTATAAAGTTGCTACAAAATTTAAAAAATCAGCACAAGTAAATCCAAATGATGGTCAGATTGATTATCGTTTTAATATACTTGGTAATGATGAAGATTATTTTATTCCAGTTAGAAATGCAAATACTGAAACTGGTATTGATACATTACCCGGTGCAACTAACCTAGATGCTATACAAGATATTGAGTATCTGAGAGATAACCTTTTCATCGGACTTGGGATTCCAAAACCTTTTTTATCATTTCAAGATGCTGCAGGTGCAGGTAAAAATATGGCACAATATGATATTAGATTTTCAAAAAAAATAAATCGTATTCAACAAGCCATAATTCAAGAATTGAATAAAATGGCAATGGTTCATTTATATTTATTAGGATATACTGGCGAAGATTTAAGTAGTTTTACACTTACGCTCACAAATCCAAGTACTCAACAAGAATTATTAAAGTCTGAATTAATGCGTGATAAAGCACAAACATATACTGAATTAACACGTGCTGAAGGTGGTATTGCAGCTATGTCACATACTACTGCAAAACGTATGATTTTCAATATGAGTGATAAAGCTATTGTTGATGATTTGAAACAACAAAAAATGGAAAAAGTTGTTATGCAAGAACTTCAAGATTCTCCAGTTACAATTAAAAAATCTGGTTTGTTTACTGATATTGATAAACGTTTTGGTTCACCAGAAGAAATGCCAATATCTGGTGCAACTGCTGGTGGTGCTCTTCCTTCTGCTGGTGGTGGAACTGGTGCTCCACCTGCTGGTGGTGCTCTTCCTTCTGCTGGTGGTGGAACTGGTGCTCCACCTGCTGGTGGTGCTCTTCCTTCTGCTGGTGGTATAAATGGTGGTGGAGCAACAGGTGGTGCTGAAACAATGATGGAAAATAAAAAAAATAAATTAAGTGAAGAAGATTTTAATAAACATATTGAAAAATTAGTATATGGAAGTAGTAAGGAAACTGAAATTAAAAAAGAAACTGAACATACACAAATTATTCAAGAAAATAATGAAATTAATGATTATTTGAACAACAAAGCATTGAATATGGTTAACGAAATTACTAATTTATTAGAAAATCATGAAAGTATAAATACAGAACAAAAAAATATTGAAATACAAGATACTGAAATTATGGATATTGAAAACATTGATTTAAACGAATAATTTAGATATATTATTTATATATTGCATGATGATAACATTTACAATTAATTTTAGTATTTATTATAAATCGAATAATATCATATGAAAAACGCCAACATAGGAGTAGTTAATTTAATAATTTCAAACAAATTAAAAGATTCTTATTTTAATGATAAATTGATTGAAGAATCTAAAAAAATTGCTTTTGATTTTCTTGATATAATCAAAAGTTCTCCAATTTTACAATTAGAATTTAAAGTGTTTAATAATATGGAAAATAAACACATTGAAAATGATGTTGCTGCAACTCGTTATATAGATAATAATATTAAATTATTTGAAGTTTATACTATTCAAGAAATTGATGCTGCGCATGAAAAGTTGACTACTTTGTATGAAGAAGTTCCCGCATTTTACGGTCAAACAGAACAAGATAAACTTAAATTATATGAAGCAATAGATAATTTAATTAGAGAATCTCTCCAAGATTATGATAATATTAATGTTGATAATTTACATGAATCATTTACTTTAGTTTTAAATCATATAAAAACACAAAGGAAATCATTAATTGAAAATGTTGAAGTAAAACCTATTGATGAAAATGTTATTGAAATTGCAGTAAATAAATTTAATGAAAAATATGAATCATTGGATGAAAATGATAGAAATTTACTTACAACTCTTATTAAATCAAATGATATAAGCAAAAAAATACTTCTTGAAACTTATAAAACTGAAACTCTTACTATTTTAGAAAGCATATATAAAGATAATGCTAAAGATAGTGTTGTAAATGCTATTCAAAAAATAAAAGAAATGATTTATAAACAAGAAAATGTTGATGATAATATTATCAGCTTGCATGAACTAAAAAAAGAATTACTTTAAGTTCTAAGATGTGTTTCATCTACTTGAGCTTGATAAGAATCAAAAGGTAATTTCATTCCCAATTCATCATAACCAAAATTATTATATAAGAATTTAAATATACTTAATACATAATTAACTCCTTCTAATTCAGAACCGGGTTTATGTTTCGATGCATTTTGTATTGATGTACTGTAAGAAGGGGTACAAGGGAGGTGTTCACCTCTACTATAACCAAATAATGTGCTACTTGCAGTACCTTTAGTGAAATTATCTGAAATATATTTCATATAAACAAATTGTGCCTTAATCATTATTTTAGGATTATCACAAATATTTTGATGTAAAAATGGTCTATTTTTTGGTCCATCTTGCCAATTTATATAACTACTTGGCAAATTAGGATTACTTAAAAAACCAATAGTAAGTGCATCTTTTTCTAATTGAGAAAAGAAATTCTTATTAACTTTAAATATTTGGTCATAAACTGTTGGCATAATAAATTGACTAATTCCTCCTGCAGTACTTACAACTTTTTCATTTTCAGCAACATAATTCCACACCTTATATGCAGATTCTTGATATGCTTGTGCTGCAATAATGTTTGGGTCTATTTTATATAAACCGCCAAATTCATTAAGCCAATTAATTAATGCTTCACCTAATTGTTGATTTGTTTTAATATTTCCATTAATATTTGGATTTGATGTCCAAGATTTATTTATTTTTGGGTCGCTATCAGGTAAAGGTCCATTATTTCCAACCAATAATGAGTTACCTGTTCCATTACATGCATTACGAATAAATGTTTTACCTTTTTCAGTTAATGATGTTTTTGCCATATTATGATATTTTAAGTGTATACATTGAATTATATTTTGTTTGTGGAATATCTGTTAAAAGTGCTCCTTGTACAATTTGACCTGCAGATAAATTACTAATATCTTCATCAATACCTACAAATGCTACTGGATTTAGTACACGAGGTACTGGATATTTTAATATTTTAACTCCAGAAAATTCTGTCATCATTTTATTTGGAGTAATTGTATGTTCAACACTTAATATGATATATGCGCCATTAAATAATGGAACATTTTCAATTTGAAAATATTGTGTAGGTTGAATTGTTGCATTACCCATTGAAGTAATGGTTGCTTTATATGACCTATTTTCATATAAATTATATAGATTTTGACCTTTTGGTGTTGGTGCTTCTACTTTATTATCTCCGGCAAGTCTTGCAAGAATATTAATTGATTCGTTTGTGTCCGTATATTCTTTACTATCAATTTTTATATTAGTAAACATCGATTGATTTTGTTCACCAAATCTAACTCTAAATGCACGTACTTGTTGCCAAGGAAATGTTGGATTTTTTATTTCTTGGTCTTGTTTTGTATTATTGTTGTTATCTTTATTATTAATTGAATTAAAATCTGGAACACCCGGATGAAGTAAATCAATAACACCATCATTTACAAATCCATTAGTTTCTGGACTTGATGTTGATGGATAACAAGATGAACCACCAATATACATACACACAAATGCACTTGAAGTTTTTAAAGTGGGAATACTTGTGGTTATTCTAAATGAATCCTCCCAACCTTTATTATCAGCAAATGACATGAAATTTTGAAGTGGAAAAAATTCAAAACCATTGGCGGATAATAATTGTGATAATACACTAAAAACAGAAACATTATTGTCTTCAAATAATTGTGGAAGTAATTCAGCATTAATCATTGTATCACCAATAGGATTCATTGCTCTATCAACAAATGCAAATGAATCAATTAAATCTTTTCCCGCATCATTATATGGATATCCAGTAGTTGTTTCAGTAGGACTTGTTAACCATTTATCATTTATATTTTTAAACGAATAATATGTTTGTGTTATAATATCAATATCTCCCTTTATTTTATCTTGTTTATCCTTTTCTTCTTTTGTTTTATCATTTATTGTAAGAATTTCGCTATTTAATTTTTTGAAAAAAATACTAAAAAATTTATCATTTATTTTTTTTGTATTAGGCTTGTTATTTTTTGTTTTAAGTGAAATATAACCAGCATTATAAGTAGTATCCATTTTAAAAGTAATTTGACTAAATATAACAATATTTTTTCTGGTAATTAATGGTGTAATTATATTATCGCAATATTGTCCATGTGCTAAAGCTGGCAAATTTTCTGAATTTGGGTTTAATAATACATCATATGCGGTTTTTAAGTCTCTGTATATAAAATGTGTAACACCATTATGAGCTTCATTATATAATTTTATAACTGATGATGATAATGATGAGTATCCTTGAGGATTAGAATAAAATAAATTAAATTCATTTTTAAAAATTGCTTTATCTTTTGCTGATAAATATAATTTAACATCGTGTAAATCTGCAGCAATATAAATTCCATGTTCTTGAATAGTTTTACCACTACCAACAGTAAAAAAATTATTAATAGTATTAACCCAAGGAGGATATGTATCACCACCTTCAATTGCATCAATTAATGCTCCAATATATATTGGTAAATAAGCTGGAACTTCAATTACAGCAGTATTGCCAAAAATTATTTCATTTAATCCAATTGTTAAATTAAATGGTCCAAGAGTATATCCAAAATTTGATACAAACATTAGTGCGCTTAAACGTGATTGAGTATTTATTATATCATTAAATATTTCAACATCATGTTGTGATAAAATATTAGTCCAGACATTAAAAATACTTTCATTATAATTAAGATTTGATGCTGGAAAATTTGATGTTCCATTGGGAGCAAGAGCAATATTACCATTAGCTAACATATTATTATACTGTGTTATTATACTACCAAATGAAGTTGCATTACTAAATTTAGCCAAATATCTTGTACCAAAATATATGCCATTGTATATATATTTTGTCTCACCAACATCCTCAATGTACATTATATTTTCTTGAGTAAATTCAGAATAAAATTGTGGCGGACTGCCATAAAAAATTCTTTCAAAAAAAGAACCCTCTAAATTTGAAATAAAATTATCAATAAGATTGCTTGAATTTTCTGTATCAGTTTTATTTTCTCTTTTTTGTATACCTGATGTATATAAATTAACTCCAACAAATCCAGCATTATTTTTATTTGTATATGCCAATCCATTCATATCATCAGTTGGTGTTATTGGAAAAGCTACGATACTATTATCAGTAAAATTATATAATTTAACACCATTTTCATTTGGCATTGTAGCTAAATAATTATAAAAATTTGTAAGGTTTTGTGAAAAATTATTTATGTTGGTTTTTATTAAATCATTTAATTTTGAATTTGGAATTGCTGCAAGAGATTCGGCTAGATTTACTGCTTCAGAATTAGCATATAAATCAATATATGCATTAGATGCTGTAGTATTTTCAGAAAATTGATATGGAATTGTACCTTGAGATAAAATATAATACCTTCTTAATAATATTTGAAAAATTTGTGCCAAATTATCAGAAGAAGAAGTAACTATTCCAAAATATGGACTTGTTGGAGATGCACCACCAAGTATTGAATCAGATGGAGATACTGGAATCCATTTATATGTTCCATCATCATTTTGTTCAGTTCTCATATTAAGTTCTGCATCAGCATTTTTTTGCGTTTGAAAACTATCAATAAATTCTTGAACTAATGTTAATTCAGGAAAATTAGCACCACGTTTTTGTAATTCAATTGGTGCAATTCTTTCTTGTGTTGTACTAGTTGTTCGAACAATCAATGGAAATGAATAAATATGTTTTCCACTCACATCTGTATTATTATCAGCAATAATATTTTTATCTGGAATATTATTGTGTGCTATTTCTGCTAAATTTGAAGTTTTTCTAAGTGTATCAAAAAAAGTATCAACATCGTGTAAAATTATTTTGAATATATTATAAACAGTTGGCAACATTCCCAAATCTCTTATAATAATATCATTAACCGTATTGTTAATATCTAATGCAAGACTAGTTTTTTGTTTATTTAAATTATTTTTTGTATTATATAAGTTAGTATAATAATCAGTAATATCAAGTGTAACATATCTTGTTGATGTGTTTATTTTTGATTCAATATTATATTTATTATAATTATTAATATTGGCATCAGAAATTTTTATATTTTTTATTGATGATGGTATTATAAGTTTATTGCGATATGAATTTAAAGTATCTTTTAATTTATTAATACGTCCCATATCACCAAGATTTGATGGTGAAATATTAGTTGCAGCAACATATCCAATATATAATCTCATATTTGAATTAGTTACAATTCCAGATGATGATTGTTTTTTTAACATGTCATCAAATTGACTT